ATGGTCCTGGGGCGGTTCCTGATGTTATTGTTACATTAAACTGTCTAGCCATTACCTATATAATTATTAATTTTGTACATTACAAAGAGATAAATTGTATCCCAAAGTATTCAAAGCGTTTATTATTGTGTCAGCATAATATTGTGCTGTAGATCCTGCTGTTACATCTGACACCCATGTTACCTCATTCTTATCTGATAAACCATTTGTTCCGCTATATGCGTTTGTTCCGTTTTTAACCGCTTGGATAAATTGTCTAAACCCATCATAACTATTTGGACCAGTGTTTACTCTGAATATAATACCTCTATAATAATTACTATTTGGAACATTATCTAGTGTATTTCTAAATGCTGATATATCGGTACTATATTGACCTGCTCTTACGCTAGTATTAAAGGAACTACCATCTGCATTATATGGTGAAGATTCATCTTGGAATACCAAGTTTATAACTTTAGTTGTTGTTTGTGTTGTTCCTGTTGTATTCATCACATAGAACGTTCTTTCTGTACCTAATGATTTACTTGAGAAATTATTAACAGTTACATTTTGATCATACTTAGCATAATTTCCATTATAGAATTGCACTAAACAATCTCTAAGTATTGTATTTCTCATTGTTTCTAATGGTGACAATGTACTGTTCATAGATCCCGAATCATCAAACCAAATGAAAATTTGTGTGTTTTCATCTATTTGAATTGGCGGAACCTCCTCAACTGCTGCATTAAATGAACAATCAGGTGTTGGTGTTGGTGTAGGAGTATCAGTAGCCGTTGGCGTTGGTGTACTAGTCGCCGTTGGTGTAGGTGTTGGTGTAGACGTTGCTGTAGGTGTTGGTGTAGCCAATGCTATATCAATGTCAAATGTACACGTAGGTGTTGGCGTCGCTGTTGGGGTCGGTGTTATTGTTGGTGTAGCGGTTGGTGTAGGTGTACTTGTCTCCGTTGGTGTTGGTGTACTAGTTTCAGTTGGTGTAGGTGTACTAGTTGGTGTTTCAGTTGCAGTCGGGGTTGGTGTTACCGTTGCAGTTGGTGTTGGTGTAACCAATGCTATATCAATATCAAATGTACAAGTTGGTGTAGGTGTTTCAGTTGGTGTTGCGGTCTCAGTAGGCGTTGGCGTAGGTGTTTCAGTTACGGTTGGGGTTGGTGTACTAGTTGGCACTGGTGTAAGTGTTGGTGTCTCAGTTGGGGTTGGCGTAGGTGTTGCTGTTGGTAACACAACATCTATGTCAAATGTACATGTCGGCGTTGGTGTACCCGTAGGTGTTGGTGTAGGTATGATTACATCCACATCAACATCAAACGTACACGTTGGTGTAGGTGTTGCTGTTGGTGTTGGTGTAACGGTTTCTGTTGGGGTTGGTGTTGGTGTAACCGTTTCTGTTGGTGTAGGGGTTGCCGTAGATGTGCCAGTTGGCGTAGGGGTTGGTAACACGACATCAATATCAAAAGTACAAGTTGGTGTAGGGGTTCCCGTTGGGGTTGGTGTAGGTATAACTACATCAACATCCACATCAAACGTACATGTTGGTGTAGGCGTACCTGTCGGGGTTGGGGTTGGTATGATTATATCTACGTCCACATCAAATGTACAAGTTGGGGTTGGTGTTCCCGTCGGGGTTGGGGTTGGTATGATTATATCTACGTCCACATCAAATGTACAAGTTGGGGTTGGTGTTCCCGTTGGCGTAGGTGTTGCCAACATAATGTCAATATCAAACGTACATGTTGGTGTCGGAGTGCCTGTAGGTGTTGGTGTAGGAATAATAATATCAACATCCACATCGAAAGTACATGTAGGTGTCGGTGTTCCCGTTGGTGTTGGTGTAGGAATAATTATATCCACATCTACATCAAAAGTGCAAGTAGGTGTTGGTGTTCCTGTTGGTGTTGGGGTTGGTAATATAACGTCAATATCAAACGTACACGTTGGGGTTGGTGTTACAGTAGTTGTAGGTGTAGGTGTCGGTGTCGGCGTTGGAGTGACTGTTGGCGTCGGTGTAGCTGTCGATGTTGCAGTTGGTGTTGCTGTAGGTGTCGAAGTAGCTGTGGCAGTCGGTGTCGGGGTTGGGGTTACAGTCGGTGTTGGTGTTGGAACAAATATTGGATAACTGTCTCCACATGAAACCGCCGGTGTAATCACACCACATTCTGTTGTATAATTTCTAATAGGATCTTCAACTGGTGATGTACAACATATTTGATCAGTATAGAATTGACTTATATTTTCATTTAATCTATTAAATTTATCATAGGTATGTTGTGCTAATATTTGTGCACTATCATTACCATTAAAAATAATTAAGTTCTGTGGTTGTGTTCCATTAACATTTATATTGTAATATAAATTATTTTCACAGTAATCTAAATTAACAGCAACAACCTCTAATAATTCACCTTTTTCGGTAATTAAAAAATCACCAGTATCGTAATAATCAGAAGGATAATAACAACAAGGCTCTTCTTTACTCTCCGGTTTTAATTGTAAAAATTCTGGAGATCTAGAATCAAAGAAATAACCATCTCTTTTTGTTACTCTATATTGTGTTTCATCAACTTCTTTATTTGTGTAAACTCTTAATTTTGTTGTCGGTAAAACTTCAATAACAACTTGAGCACCATTTACTGTCATAGCAGTAATTGTACTTTTTTTAACCGACCCTAAACAATCAATATCGTTTATTGTGTATGTTGAATAATCATAAGAAAATGAATAATCATTATTTTCATTTGCATATTCAAATATACTTGATGGGAATGTTGAACAGCTTAAGTATGTTGCTCCTAATACAATATTTCCGTTAACTAAGTCTTTTACGTTCTTTCTAACTAAAGTCCCAGCGGATATATAATTTGTAATATCTGCAGGTGTTGTTGAACCGTTGATTGTAGCACCGCTAACAACTAAAACTTTAGTATTGTGTTTTAAACCATAATTAAAACTATTTCTATATTGTACTTTTGGTACTAATGTATATCCAGTATTAACAATTAATGGATAATCTGGATTTTCAGTTGGATATTCAACATATCTAAGTGAGAGTCCTTCTATTTTTACTTTTTTATCACAGTTAGCTGCATCGGTAAAAACTAAATCAATAACATCATCTTCTCTTACGTTAGTTAATCTAAACTTACAGTTCTCATTAAGAACTAGTGAAAGATTTACATCAGGATATATTGAACTATAACCACTATAAATGTTATTACCAGGTGTACAATTTCTTTGTACATAAATTCCCCAACCATTATCATTTCCAGATTGTACTGTTGCACCAGTAACGGTAATGATAATATCTGAAATAACTTTACAAGTCGGATAACCACTATATGTGTGACAAATCGTTTCAAACTGTAAATCTAAATCACATTTTGGTTCTGTATATTTGTAATCAACATCAAAATAGAAATCTAAATTATCTTTAACTAAACATTCACCAGAAGAATTTGTGTGTGCAATAAATTTAACTTTCTCAATACCATCACTATCTGTGAAAAATTCATGAGATATTAATTGTGTATATCCACTAGTGATTGCTGTTGTTGGAACATAAGTTGGTGTATTAAAAGCACTACTTTGTGTTTCTGTTTGATTAATTTGGTTAACTAATGAAGTTATTGCGCTCTTCCAAGAGGTTTTGATTGTCGTTAAATCTAAATTAATCCAGTTTTTATATTCACATACAAGTGGTATCTTACTTGATGAGGATGTTAAAGTTGTACAACTTTCATTTACTGTGAATCCTGTACCAAATAGTGTACTACCAGTTAAATTAACTTTAGTTGTTCCACTATAATCAGCACCATCAATATCAATGTGTAGCGTAAATGTCACACCACTAAATTCTATTAAACCTCTTAAGTTATCTGGATCACCAAGTATGGTTTCAAGATCTTCTTCGATAACTGTTTCAAAATTAGGATATAGATTTTCAACAACTTCTAATGGTTTACATGGTTTTCTATATGAAAACTTAGGTCTACCAAAAATATTATTCTCTATTAAATTTCCACCCATCCATAAGGTTGTCGATGGAATTATTTGTTCCAACACACTAGACCAATATGGACTCATCTGATTAACGAAATCAGATGTTGAAATCATATCATATGTTGTGTATCCAGAAGCTGTTAATTGATTTAAATAATCTTGATATACATCTTCTAGTGTGATATAATTTTTCTTATACTTTACTAAATTTGAATTAGTGATTTGATTAGAAAAAGTATTTTGTAGATATTCTGCAAACGTAAAACCAGTTTGTGGCTCAAGGCTATTAGTACCAAAAGTAACTTCTAATTCTCTGGATTTTCTCCAAATATCATAGTTAATAGCATTAGCCGCCGAAACAAATACGTTTATGTTTTTTCTGTTAAGAATTAAATTAGATAAATTTTCATCTTCTAATATTTGACCCTGTACATTATCTATTTCACTATTAATTGTGAAACCATAATCCAAACCAGAAAGTGTTCTATAAACATCAAAATAATCCTCACCATATGAATATGGTTTTGATTTTGTTAATAATGTTTTTGTTCTACCTGTTATAACTGATGATTCTGTATCTAAGATATCAGAAGATCTATGATCTAATGATACATTTGACCAACCAGATCCCATTTGGAAAAATATATTTTCCTGATTAGTCGTTGGGGATTTTGGTAATAAAGAAATATCGTTTACAGGATAATCACTTATCTGGTTATTTGTTGTTAAACCAGTTAATGATGATAATGTGTATGTGTATGTGCTACTATTAAAAGTTACACTATTACTTACTTGAATATTATTTAAGGTGTTTGTAATATCATCTAATGTAGATGATGGTAACGCACTATTAACTTTATAAACAAATTCATCAATTTTAACCATCGGTTCCGGAGCACCGATGAACTTTAAGAAAAATTCAATACTGCTTCTGGTTCCTTTTGATTTATATATAAAAGCTAAGTTAACTAAAAGTCTTCTATAGAATTCTAATTCAGCATCAACTAAATTCTTACCAATGGATTGACCATCATATGTCACAGAAGATGCATTATAAATTTGTTCTTCTAGTGATTTTTGATCAAATAAATTAATTGTGTTTAAACCAAGAGTGTTTGCTAGATTTTTAAGAAAAACATCTGGGATGTTATCTATTGAATCATACGTAACATTTCTCATGTACGCAATATTATCAATATATGATTTTACTTTATCAAAGCTTTGACCATATAGTTGGAATATTTTGTCTATTTTTTGATCTTCAGTATCGAATTCAAATAACTGTGGTGCAACTAAAAATCTTGTTACTAAATTAGATTTATAATTGTCAATCTCTGTCGCTAAGTCATTTAATCGAGTAAGATATTCATCAAACTTTAATCCGGTAATTTGTATATTGTATCCATCAGATGATGTAGGCCAATTTACTAATACTGAAACTAGTTCTGTTTTTGATTCATCTAGACTTGTTTTTGGTACAGTAAATCCTGCTTGGTATATCGGATATGTATCTCTATTTAATAACGTTTGTTCAAGATCATCTAAACCTAAGTAAAACTCTTCAACAACACTATCATTAGGTCTTAAAATAAAACTATCTGAATATGTTGAACCGGTAAAAGGTTTTCCGGTAACAGATAGTGTAACTTGATTAAAACTATCAGGTTTTATGTAATTGCTTACATTATAGTTTTTACCATCAACAATTATGATATATTTCTTATATGAAGAAAATAGGTTTCTAATTTTATTTTCAGAATTTATTGCTTCATTTGCTGTAGGCTGTATTAAAGCAATATCAAATGGATTAAAAAATCTACCAATTTGTACTGTAAATGATGTTCTATTTGTTGTAGGGTTGTATGTGATATTTTCTGCGGTATTATCAGTTACAACTGAAAGCGCGTCTTTATCAATTAAAATACCACCCGGGAAATTTTTGATTATTCGAGCAATAGAAACTCTAATTCTTTCTCTTAAAGAACCAAATAAAGATTTAGATGCATCTTTTTTGTTTGTATTAAATCTTACCGGTCGTTTCTTACCATCAGATTGTACAACTGTTGTAGGTACATCCTCTTCTATTTTAAGATTTTCAAGAGTTATAAAGTCTGAAAATGGCGCAGTTTGGAATTTTTTAGAGTCTTTCTCTGGCACAACCCTATCTAACGCAAAGTTCGTATTAGTCAATTGACTAGTACCGTCAGTAATTTGTCTTCCAACAATACTGTCGCTAAACGTCTCAAAACCACTAGCTGCTTGACTCGGAACTTTTCTTTTTGCCATTATTCTGTAATATCGTCAAAGTTTAACGTTTGGTCTATATCAGTCCTACCTTCACGAATTTCATATAACGTCTCATTAAATTCGTCTTTAACTTCATATAGGTTAAACTGTTTATAAATGTTATTAGCGCCATCATAAATGGTATAGATACCTGAAGATACCGCCTTACTTTGATTACCATAAAGGGCAAGAGCAAGTGTTGAAGCATCATGTTCAACCATTTCAACCTCAATAGTCGTTGGATTAAAGTAACTGTTTGTTAAAATAATCTTTTGTAAAGGTTGACCAATAAAAGGAACCGTATTAGGTTTATTAGTTGGCGCAGAGGATGGGGTAACAGTTAAGAACATCAAATTCGTAGGCGAATCTGAATATCTATATCTAACAGATTTTTGTGTAGTATTTGTTAAATTTGTTGTTATTG